CTGGGATATCAGACGGGCATACCAGCGGTTTCAGCTTCCTGTTGTACAAGAAGTTCTTCTGATAAGCGTAACAACGTTCAGCTTGGTTCTGAATAGCTCCAACGTGCACAACTTCTCGTTGGTCATGAAGTAAGACCATAAGTTCTGCAATAGCCATACCAAGAGTCTTACCCGATCCTCGACCGGCAACGAATAACAGATCTTTAATATCAAGTGGGTTATGTTTAAGAACGCAGATGTCGTATACTTCCCAGATAACGTCAAGAGGATTAGTATCTGAATAGCGAGAGACCGTCACATCAGGAAGATGTAAGTTAAGAAAGTACTTGATCCACTTCTTAAGCTCATCACGGTTCTTGCATGGAGTTAGAAGAAGCTTCCTTTCCTGCTCTAATGTGAGCTTTGGTCTAGGCTTAGCCATTAATTATCTTTCTTGACAGGTACGATGTCCATGACGTTATCGATAGTGATTTCTTCTTCATCGGCCTCTTCAATCTGCTTTCTAGCAGGAGTTAAGGCATCAAACATTGGAGATTTAGGCTTCTCCTTGCTTCCGCTAGGCGTTGCACCTGCCACAATTTTATAGAGGGTCTCTGCAACGTCCTTGTACTCTTTGATGCTCTCAATGCGCATTAGAGGTTTAGGATTGTTGATGGGATCGTTGACGTATCTAATCATTGATTCTAGATGTTCGGCATTCGTAACAGCCATCATAGACGTAAGGAAGTCAACCTGCTCTAAGACAGACTTAACAACCTTAGCACGAACTCTATCTTGTAGAGTATGCATCATTTTTTCTCGATCTTTTGCCCAACCGCGCAATGCACAGGTTAGGGCTATCTGTCCAGGGGTGTACTGGGGAAACTGCTGGCCTATGCGAGACAAGGAGTCTCCTAGGAGATACATCTCAAATAGCTTAGCAGCGTCTAGATCCTTCAGGGCTCCAGCCGTCTTGTTCTTTCTAAGCCATTTTGTAGCTAATTTGATCTCGTCTTCGCTAAGACCGTATTTCTCATCGTCTGTCAGGTTCTTCTTTAATGCCATAGTGTACTTCCCATGCATTATTATACCTTATTGCAGCAATGGCCTGCCTAATACGTACCTCACTGATACCTTTATATAGCGATATCTTTTCGACTGTGAGTCCTAACATTAGAACTATAATAATACTTCTTTCGAAGTCTGTGAAGTTCTCTAAGAAGTCTTGAAATTCTGCATTGGGAGGGTTGGACAGAAGATCCCATAGGTTCTTTCTGACCAAAACGTCATCTTCGAATATAACCGACATTTTCTCTAAGTGATTAGCAAAGGATTCGACGGGATTACCGTCAAGGTAGTAGACCCACAGCTCTTGCCGCATATCATCATCATTAGTCAGGCAATTGATCAGCTGGCTGACTTCCGCCGTGGTTTTCACCTTGTGCTCCGAGTTCCTCTAAGTAGGTATCGAAGTCTTTAATGGTAACTTCTGTGGACCATTTCGGTCCGCAGTAATCCCTAACAAACCTATTCAGCATATTGCGGAAGTCCAGTGTTCCCTCTTTTTGGAGGAATCGTTTGAACTGCCACATGCCGATAATGCCTGTAGACTTGGAGAGCCGGTGATACTTTTCGACCTTCTTAAGGGTCTTCTTGTCAAAGTACAGCAGGTATTTGATCAGCCGTTCATCAGGAACGATGTCGACTTCAACTGCTTGTACATCCTTATGGACGATAGAACCACAGAAAAACAACTGATTCTTGACATCATCAGAGATGAGGCCGTTATTCAGCAACCATCTCTGCTGATCTACGTATTCAGCTAATTCTCTATTCTCCATCTAAACTCCTAGGTGCTCTCCACCTTACAATCATTATACCAGGCGAGAGCGTAAATTACTTAGTTGCTCTTAGCATCTCTAGTGCTTTCTCAGTCAGAAGACTCTTATCAAGCGAGCCAGAGTATACCTTAGCAACATACTGTGTTATAATATCTGCAACCTGAAGAGACTCAATACGAATCTGTCTCTTCTCTCTATCTGTGAATGATGCCTTAATCTTGACATCAACACCTTCTATCGTCTTTTTATACTCAGCAGAATTAAGATATCCCATGATTTCTGCCTTAGGACCAACTATATCCAATCGCCAGTGATCTGTAGATTTCTCGAGATTATTGACAATATACTCGTGCATGTCCTGTGTTGTAAATCCCTGTTCAATTGTAAACTTATCTCCACGCCATTTAGGAAGTGGGCACTCGTGGAATGTTTCTTTGTAAGTTTCCGTATCTAGGATAGTAATGCCTTTAATCTGGTTGATGTCCGAAGCACTTTGAGCAAATGGGCTGCCGACGTATAACACGCTCGGTCCTCCTCTTTCGCCGCCATCAAGTTTTTGTCGTTTATGTATATGTCCTGATATGACCAGATCCGCTCCTTGAATGCTCTCTTGGCAAACGCCATCTTTCGTGGTGATATCGCCATAATCAGCTCCTTTAAAGGTCTGGTGAGAAATGCATATTGGGAGACTCTTCGTTGGAAAATCTGCAGGATTAGGTTTATGTGGAACTAGGGTCATACCCATCCAGTCCATCTGTTCGTCCACGATATAGAATCCTGGGACTTTTCCCTTCATGTGCTTTAATGCATGATATTTATCAGACTTAGGCTTATAGAAGTCATGATTACCTAAAATGTAAGCATATGGAATGTCTAGACTGCGAACATAGTCTACGTGAGCAATAGCTTCAGTCATGATCTCTGAGCGCAGAACAGCATGGGTATCAAACATATCACCAAGATTGATGACTGCGTCTGGTCTAACTTCCGCTATTAATTGGTTTAGCCACTGTAGAAACTTCAATGCTGCCTGAAAGTTTGTTATCTTCAGGTGTGGATCCCCAATAAGCATTATCTTTGCCATCGAATACTATTTCCTCGAATGCCTTATCTATCTTAGTTCTTTCTACCAAATTGTAATCGTCCTCTGTGCCCACAAGGCAGAAGTTGCACAGTCCCGGAACTTGGATCACATCCAACTGACCAGCAGATGTCATGATTTTGAGTAACTGCATAGGCGCTTTTGGTCCGAGAGGGGTATATGTATGTCCGAATTGCTTCATAAGATCAGCATATAAGTCATGACTCAGAAAAAGCTTATCTGGATTCTTAAAGTTCTCAAGTTGCTCTAAAGCACGTTCTTCTATCTCTTGAAGAGAGATTTCCTCGCACCAGCAGCTTTTCGGCTCTAACGACTCGCCGTACCCAGCAAACATATTTGGCATATATGATCCAACCTCTCAACATGTTCGTATGCTTCCCATACGTTTTTACCAACAGCACAGACGCCGTGGTTTGCTTGACCTACTATATCATATTGTAGATCGCCACAGCCCGCAGCACTAAAGGATCGCACTAATAGTGCTCCTGCAGTAGCATCTGCCAGTTCTTTTGATGTAGCAGGAAGAACAGGTATGTTGGGTGCAACCCTAGTATATCTTGAGATCTCAGGAAACTCTGCAGCTAGTTTGTCTAGTTCCAGACCAGCATATATAGCAGCAACAACGTGAGTAGGATGTACGTGGAGTACGGCTCTTGTCTCATTATGAAATCGTTGTAGATAGTAGTGCATGTAAAGCTCGCCAGAAGGTTTTTGACCTTCTGGAAAAATAAGTTCACCATTGGACATCCTCATCTTGATGATCGATTCGACCTCGATCTTATTCTTTCTAACCCCAGATGGGGTTATATAGATATTACCACTATCTTTGCGACGAAGACTAACATTGCCGTCTCTGGTCGTTATCCAGCCATTATCATAGCACTTTCGCATTACATCGCCGATTGACGTTAGCATTACAGCTCCACATTAAGATCGTGAATATCCTCAACATTGTCGACAACCATACCATCGGCATCTAGCTCAACCTGAGCATCCTGATGCTTATAGCAAGCCTCTAAGATCTCTTCTTGAAGCTTCTTAGAGCCGCCAACAAAAACGCGCATGTTTGCTTCTCCGCGGATCGGTTCGCATTCAGCAAACTGCCACATCTGATTGTTCTCTTTGCCTGTAGCTGCACTAACAGGATGAAAGATGATGCCTAGTGATTTAGCCAGATCAAAGATCTCGTTAGACGTATCTACTACACCATGGTTATAATCAAAGGCAAATTGCGCAACACGAGCCGGTATACCAAGGCGATTCTTTTTGACCTTGATGCGGACTTTGTGTCCTTTTTGGGCTGCTCCACCTGCAATCGTTTCTCCGCTTTCAATCACTCCTGCCTTTGTATCTAGTTTAATCATTTCTAACATCAAGTCCCCATAGTGCTTCAGGGCTTGACCATCAGGAAGAACATACGGATTGCGTAATGCCTTCATCGGGTCAATCTGAATACTTACCTGTTGGATCAGGAAAGTCATGAGCTTGAACTCTGCAATAACAGGGATAATAAGCTTAAAGGCTGACGGGAGATAGTTAGCTCCTGTTCCACCCATAATCATATCTGTGGTCTGTTTCTTCATGTCCTTTGGGAAACGAATAGACCTCACTGAATCTACAACCAAGGCTCTGACCGGTGCGCCGTTCTGTAGCATCTCCAGCAGTTCCCCGCCAATGTAATCAAAGATCTTCAAGGGATCATTGGACTGACGAACGATCAGCCTATCAAGATCACCACCAAGCTTCTCGAAGAAACTGGGGTTGAACGAGAACTCAGCATCGAACCACACAGCAATAGCCTCTTTATCTCTACGCTGCATCTCAATAATAGCCATCATAGCTAACATTGACTTACCGCATGACTCTGGACCGTACACAATGTTCATCTTGCCAGGAATGAAGCCGCGTTTTGTAGTGGCCCAGTTCAGGCTAGGACTCCAAGCTGGAATAGCAGCTGGTTCCTCTCTCTTAAGCTGAGATGCTAATACTCCGAACTCTGAAGTAAGTTGCGTCATCCATTTCGACATATTACATCCCCTCGTACTGTGTCAAATGCTGATCACCGTACAGAATCTTTTTAAGGTCATCATGCGCCTGACGCAAGATCGACAGTTTATTCTTCATCAGATGAACCAATGCCTCTGTCTTAGCCTTATTATCTAAGGCAAGCTGGACGTCAGGATCTAAATCCACATACATCTTTCTGGCTTCGGCTGTATCTTTAACTTTATGGGCTACAAGGTAATCAGCTGCTCTATCGAGATAGGCCACTGACTTAGCGTAGTCAACTTTTGCTTTGGCACGGAGATCAGCACATATCGCTTTAGATACTAGCTGTCCTGCGACATCTTGCCCTTCGATAAAGTCTCTTAAGTAAACTGCCCCCATCACTTTATTGACGGAGGCAATTTCTTTTACTTTACCGAGGTATACAGCAAGCTGTGCAACATCCGCATTTTGCGGGTCACTCATTACTTGCTCCTCTTACGAGTTTAAGATTGCGTCTGCTTCGTCCATGAAATCATCGGTAACAGTAGCAGTTCCTGTTGCACGAGGTTTGCTCTTAACGGGTGGAGCGTCATCATCAGCATCGTCGAAACGTGTGGTGATAGTCTTTGTGCTCTTTGACACCGCTTCGACTGCAGGCTTTCTCAGCTCTGACTGCAAGGCCTCATGGAACTGCTCGTCACTGAGATCAGCCTCAGGACACAGATCGATAAGGTTTGCCATGTTAGCATTCAAGATCTCTTGAAGCTCTTCATATGTCTTGATCTGATAGATCGCGCTAAGATCATATGCCAAGTTGTCGTAGTTCTCTACAACACTCTCAGGAAGAGGAGTTTGATCGTCTTCATAAGATACTTTAGCACCGTTCTTAACACGGTTCTGACAGCGCTTGACAGAGTATTCAGTCTTGAATCCTTGTCCTTCGCGGATAACGTCGAACCACACACCAGAATCATCTGCATTGCTGTTAAGCGATGTAGGATCTTGGTTCACTTCATTGACGTAAGAGCTCATCTCTTTCTTCATGTCTTTATGAGCAGTCGATTTCAGCTCAAGCAATCCTACTTCACCTGCTTTATCAGCAGCGTTGTAGACGTAGATTGTCTTGGGGTTGATGTCACCGATGAAGCCATTGAAATCCTTCATCTTTTCTTTGATAGTTTCTTCGTCATTGCCTGCAGCTTGCAGTTGACCTTTGATCTTCTCAGCTTTCTTCTTTAGAAGCTGAACGTATTCAGTCACTGGGCACTTCTTCTCAGAAGTCATTGAGGATGCAAACGGACGTGCACGGCCAGTTTCAGGGTCAGTTAAGCCCCAGATGATCTGCCATTTGCGATATGCGTATCCATTTGATGCTTCGCCGAAGGGCGGGAGGATGCGGAAGACGTTATGTCCGTCTTTAACTTTGTGTCGTTTCCAGTCGCGACGCGCTTTCAACGAATCTAAATTGAGCTTAATCTTAGTGTTAGCCATAGGGTATCTCCAAGGGTTTTTTCATACAGCGTAATTGCCGTGAATATATTATACCATATTCCCGCGTTTTAGAGCGTAGAAATATCGTCTGTAGTCACTTCTGTAAAGCCACGGCTTGTTAGAGCACTGATAGCTTCTTGGTTGCCAGCGAAGTTAACTAAGTAGACCAACTCAGTTCCAACTGGAAGAGTCGTCAAGAACCCGTCAACATAACGCTTGAAAATAGAAGGGTGGTTCTTCTCCAACATTTCTACAACAATAGCACTCAATTGAAGATCATCTGCATATGGACGTCCTTCGAACTCATGGGGTTTCACTGACCAACCATTTGTTCCGTCTTTATCATAGCGCATTCCGATAGCGTCTACAATATAGCGCAAGTGGTTGGGAGCAGTCAACAATGACGTTTGACCGGGACCAACAGTACGCGGACGGCTAGCTTTAGAAGAATTGGCCTTGATCTCATCTAAGAACGTGGGCTTGGCAATAACGAATTCGCCTTTGCGAAGCTCTGCGGGGACCTGATCTACTTGAACGAATTTATACATGTTTGTATCTCCTTTAAGGTTCTATTTTACTTCTTCAAGATGGACGATGTTTAAAGCTACTGGAGTTTTCCAGCCTGCCTTAAGTTCTGCTCGTACATACACAATAGTGTTTATAGGCAGACGATAAGCTTTCTTTAGATTCCAGTTAGTGGCTTCTATAGTATTAAAACCGTCAGAAAGCTTAACTGAAACACAGGACCAATCGCGACCAGTCTTCTTAGATTTGCCGGATCTTACCTCAGAGCCATCAAATAGAAGCATCATGCCGAAGATCATCGGCTGTCCCTTCTTAGCAGAGAGATTAGCATTCAGCATAGCCTCAGCAACTTTAACTCCACCTAAGATATGGGTAGGATCTCCCTTGCCCATAATAAGAGGGAATGCCTTGCGTGTTGTTGACTGTAAACCTGGCCACTTACCCTTAAGGAGATCAACGATACGAGTATCTGATAGGAGAGGCTTATTGAAGCACTTGTTAGTATTTCTTTCCTCTAAGAACAGCTTAATAGGATCTGTGTCGAACATCTCGGGCTTAAAGGAGTTTCCAGCCTTGCGGATCTTTATGTAGTCCTCCATGAACTTCTTGCGGGCATCTAGGTAAGGAATTGAGCCGTCCATAAGATCATCAGCGGCTCTAGCTTTTATAAGAGCACTGACAACACCAATATTAACCTTAGAATGGTCTATTCTAATAACGTAATCCTTAAGATCTACAAACGGACCTTTAGACATTAGCTCATTAACAGACTGAGGACCAACGCCCTTGACCACAGAAACAGGTGCAACAATCTTTGGCCCTCTGATCGTGAACTCGCCAGTAGGATTCTTAAGGCTAGGCGGAGCGATGATATCTCCTAGATAAGAAATATATCTGCGT